CGCTCTTCCGATCTTTATGAATGGAGCAACAGCGACTATGGCTGGTTCCATTGGGATTGGGGTGAGAACGAGCACGATTGGGTCGAGGTACCCGGCTGGGGTTTCTACAAGGTTGGTGAAGGTGATTATACATTCTATGCAAAGTTTCCTGATTCAGTCGAGGTTGATTTGTCTGGCCTCAATCAATATGTATCTCTTGACAGTTCCGTCACCGAGACTGTTCAGGTTGATGTTGCCTCGGCGACATACAGATATCATGACCAAGCTTGGTTCAAGCAAATAGTTAAAGTTCAAATCAATGATTTCAAGGGCGCCGATTATGGATTCGGCAGCAACGACAATTTGAATGGTTATCTCTCTTGGTATTCGGATGACGAGTTGAAACAGACAGTTTTCGAATACAACGGAATGTATGCAAGATATGAGGGCTACAACGAGGACGAACAAAAATATACATTCTCAGTCAAGGCGACAAATGTCAGTTTGCCGATTGGCACTCCGGTTGCCACACAGGAGTATGAAGTATATGCGAACGCTGACGGTTCGATATCTCAAAGCAATGATAACAAGTCCCAACTGCCGATTGCCTTAGCTCTGAATATTGCAGACAGCGGTTTCACTTCAACCGACAACTCTGTGTGGGTGAGAACATGCGCCACTGGCTCATGGGGCGGAAACCCTATCGTTGTCAAGGTAATGGATTATGAAAATGACAGAATCATCGGATGGACGCAGAATGTATGGTTCAGGCAATCTTATGACGGAGACAACGGAGATTGGATAGCCAATCTTTCAGAGGACAACAGAATATTCGGTTGCGAGTTTTACTTGGGTGAAAACAAGATTGTTGCCGAGTGGGTGGTCAACGGCGAAGGTACAGTTGTGGGCGGTTCACCTATCAATTGGACGGTAACCAGCGTGCATTCAGCCGCAGACAGCACGGTTCCTTCGAACTGAGAATTATAAAATTCACATGATCAACAAAAAATCCCGCCCTGAAAAGAGCGGGATTTGTTTTATTTACTTGACTTGTGCCGGTTACAACTCCGGCAGAGCATTTGACAATTATCGGCAGTTGTAGGACCTCCTTCGATCCAAGGAGTGATATGGTCGCCTTCCATTTCCTCAAATTCAAAATGATTGCCGCAAATCGGGCAGATACCGCCTTGTCTTTCATATGCAGCAATCTTTTGAGCGGGTGTGAACGCACGGATTGACAAATACTTTTCGTCGCCTGTGAACAGGTATGGATAAATACCCTTTTTGTTTGTCACATCATCGTCGAGAATAAGCTGTGAAATCCGTTTCTCTAATTCAGCCGGATCATAGACATTTTCGCCGTACTTGTTGTAAAGGAATCCCCATTCAACGCCTTTCATAATGGGCCGTTTTTTCGGGAAAGTCGCTTCAACCCAAGAAATCACATTCTGAAAATAGTTCCACAGGGCAACAGCGGTCGGATCCTGTTGGTGTTTGCCCATATAAATCTCAATATTACCCTTTGAAACCCAATCAATAGCGGTTTCAAGGTAATTCTGCCTGATGGCAGTCCCGTTGAGATAATCTCCGCCTATTTTTTGGGCGGGACCTTTGTTCTTACTGAAATATCGTTTCGCATCGCTCACCCAAGGGCCATGATAGACAGCATTCCTGAGTTCCTGTTCTGTCAGTTCTTTGCCCGCGATATTGATTCTCTTGAACCACTCCAATTTTTCGCTGTCCGTTCCGGTGCAGAGGCAGATTGAAAGCTCATAATTCAAAATTTTCTCTTGAATATCTGCAGGTTGGTTCTCGAAATATTTGAAGTTATAAGAGAAATCGCCACCAACGACATACTGGCAGATAGATACTGTTCGTTGCTGTCCGTCAATAATCTCATAGGTTCCATCTTCGTTGACGCTCCAATACATGATTGAAAGCGGGTATCCGAGAAGAACGGTATCAATGACTGCATACCTTTCTTTTTCACCATAAATGAACTCCCGTTGGTATGGAGGGCGGACGTTCAGTTTGCCTCCATATGCAAATACTCCGCCTTCTTCATTGTCCACATATCCGTTTGTGAGCTCTCGGACTGTGATTTTAACCTCCTTGATTTCCATGCCGTTATTTTCTGCGGATTACAATTCTTGTATAAATTTCTTCACCATTCAGGACGGGTTTAGCAAGATCGTACTTGCTATCGCAACCGTGATTCAGGACTCCAATAATATCAAACTGCTCCGGGCAATGCTTGTACATATAAGTGATTGGAACGGCAATATTGCCTTCATAATCACATGGTATATTGGTGCTCTTGCTCTCAATGGCATCAAAAGTATCAAGTTTCGGATAAATATCAGGAGAATACCGATCAACAAGGATTATTGGCTCGTGCCTTTTCTGTATCTCAAGATTGGTAAACCAAGCCACACCAGAAACTCTAATCATACCCTCCCTATGGTCGGCGTCTGTTGCGGTATCTTCATACTTACTATAAAAATGAGCACAATTCCGCTTGAACCCATAACCGAGCCAAATCTTGTTTTCTGCGAATAAAGGAAAAATATCTTTCAGTTTAATCGCGTTCTGATTGCCTATGATCAAGAATTTCTTGTCATATTTTATCAGTTGGGCCATATACTCCACAAATAGTGAGAACGGAGGATTCGTACAAACTATATCTGCTTCTTTCAAGAGTTCGATACACTCTTGGCTCCTGAAATCGCCATCACCTTTGAGATATTTAACTTCGATTTCGTCTGAAGAAGGAATATGGTCTATTTCAGGTGTTCCTTCATACACAATGTAAACCGCCTGTTCGCAGTCATGTGGTGAGAACAAGTCAATATCCTGATTCTTGTAGCATGTGGCAATCAACTTTTTCAAGCCAAGTGATTTGAATTTGAGGGCAAAATACTTGAAAAAATTGGACACCCGCGGATCATCGCAATTGCAAAGAACGGTTTTCCATTTAAAATGCTCTTTATAATGCCGAAGTTCATTTTCAATATCGGATAACTGAGTGTAGAACTCATCCCTATTGTTTTTCTTGGCTTTGTTCAGACCGGTGTTCTTGTTTGCCATAATTGTATTGGTGGATAATATGCAAAGTTAGCATTTTTTCAGGTAGTCCAATGAACTACAGAACAAAAAATCCCCCTGCCTATTGCAAGGGGATTTCAACAATATGGTATTTTAATTATTTCACTTTTTCAAGCATTTCGTTGTATCTATCAATAAGACTGAACCAACCGGTAATCGATGAATCAACCTGCTCAGGGCTTTCCAAGTTGGTTTCAATTGCCGAAATCGTACTTAGGGCGTTTGCGATATCTTCATCTTCTGCGTCATAATTGGCGAGAATGTTCTTGAAATCCTTGTCCATAAGGAAAATATAGTTTCCAAGAGAAGAATTGCCACCCAAAGTGTTGCTTCGGAAAGTGTGGGTAACAAGCCATCCTACTTGCTTTTTGCCATCAAGGTTTTTTGTCTTTTCAAGGAGTTCTTTTGCAGCCGTCAGATAGGTAATCCTTTCGGTTGTCTCGTTTATTTTGTTGTTGATCCAGCTCTTATATGCTTTAGTGTATTCTTTCCTGGAAGTTGAACTCCATCCACCTGACCAAATATCCATTGTCTGTTCGTCCCTCTCGGCTTTCTCGCCGTACTCCTGAACATTTTCAAGAGTAGAATAGGCGGTATTGGCAAGAGAAATACACTCATTATCGGAAAGGGGGGTGTTGTAGAGAGTGTCAACCTTAGTTTCAACCGCTTCATAGGACTTGAAATCGTGCAGGTGTTTGAACATATAGTCCTTAATGAGTTTGTTCGCTTTATCCTCCTTGGAGGAGCAAGCGACAACCGCTAAAACGCTGATTAAAATGTAGAATACCTTTTTCATGGGTGGCTAGTTTATATGTTTCAATTCACAAATATAGCATTTTTTAATCACCTGTCCGCCAGGCCGGCACCTATTTATTAAAAATCAAAGCAATGGAAAAAGAAATCAGGAGTTTTAATATAGATTTCAGGACTGCGCCGGAAAGCCGCGAAGTGTCTGGTTATGCTATTGTGTTCAACAGTCTTAGCGAGAACCTTGGTGGGTTCAGGGAAATCATTGATCCGGCTGCTGTTGAAGGCGTCATTGAAAAATCCGACATTGTGGCCGTCCTCAACCATGACAGTTCAAGGGGTATCCTTGGTAGAAGCCGCAACGGTAGTGGCTCTCTTTCTTTGAGCGTTGACGAAACGGGCACGGCATTCAGGTTCGACGCACCTCACACCGCTCTCGGTGATGAGTGCCTTGAGTATATCCGCAGGGGTGACGCTACCCAATGCTCTTTTGCTTTCAGCGTTGCAGAGGACAGTTGGAGAAAACTCGAAGATGGTATGTATGAACGCACGATCAAGAAGTTCGACAGACTTTATGATGTGAGTATCCTCACATGTCAGCCCGCTTATGCTGCAACTTCCGTTTCCTGCCGCTCATTCGAGGATTTCAAAGAAAAGGAAGCGAAGGAACTTGAAGAAGCACGGAAAGCCGAGGAAGAAAAAGCCGCAGAGGAAAAGAGGGCTCACCTCGAAGAATACTACAAGAACCTGAAGGACGAAAATAAAAATTACCTCGAAAAATAACAAAATATTAGATAATTACTTAATATCTATCAAATATTAGATTTTTTATAACAAAAAAGGTGGGCAAGACAACCCACCTTTTTCGCACAATCATCATTCCAACTCGCGGGGGCTCCGTTGGAGGGAGCACTTTAACGCAAGCAGCCGGAATGCCCCGCAGCCGTTAGACGGTATTTATACCCTGAAATAAATATACAAAAAAAATCCGGCGGAGTTCGCACCCGGCCGGATAAGAAATCTATATGCTTCCTATAAATAGGAGTTCTGCAAAGATAAGAAAAAAAGCAGCTCTTATCATTCCTTTTTCTAAAAAATAGATATGGCAATTGTAGAACTTAGGGAAAAGGTTCTCAACCTCAAAGACGAGCTCAATTCCATTATCACTAACGGTGAAACGGAACAGAGAGAGCTCAGCGAGAATGAGAATAGCAGAATCGCAGAAATCCGCAGCGAGATTGACAACCTTGAAAATCAGATCAAGGAAGCGGAGGAGGAAAACAGAAAAATCAAAGACAATAACAAAGAAATAAAAACTAATAACAAAATGGAAAAAGAAGTAAGACTTTATGATCTTATCAAGGGTGTTGCTCTCGGCGAGACCCTTTCAGACGAGCAGCGTCAGTATGTGAATGGCACTAAGATTACTTACCGTGCACAGAACCCTATTCAGGCACAGGGAGTAGCTACTACTGGTATTGAGAATGTTCCAGAGGACAAGAAGTCCCTCGATGTTGCTATCCGCAACGCTTCTGTTCTCAGCAGACTCGGCTGCACTTGGTTTGGCAATGCCGTTGGTGACATTTCTATTCCCAAGTACTCAGGTTCCAATGTGGGTTGGAAGGGTGAAATCGAGACCGCTGACAATGGTGAAGGTGAATTCTCAGAGGTTATCCTTCAGCCGAAGCGACTCACCGCTGTTGTTCGCATTTCCAAGACTTTCTTGGCTCAGGACAGCAACGACGCTGAGGCAATCCTTATGGCTGACTTGGCCGCTGCTATCTCGGAGAGGCTTGACGAGACTGTTTTCGGTGCTGAAAGCGGCACGACAACTCGTCCTGAGGGTTTGTTCTACAACAGTGGATACACCACAACTGGTGGTTCTCTCGCTGATGTCACTTATGACGATGTTCTCAACCTCGAACTCGGTGTTGAGGAAAAGAACGGCACGAACTTCCTGTTCGTCTGCGACCCGAAGGTCAAGTATGCGCTGAAAGGAACGCAAACCGCTAGTGGCCTGCAAATGGTGTATTCCGGCGGCGAGATTGACGGCTACAAAGCGCTTGTTTCTAACTCAGTTGCCGACGGTGGAGTTATCGCAATGGATCCTCGCGACCTTGCTGTTGCGACTTGGAACGGTGTTGAAATAACTGTCGATCCTTACACCCTTGCTGCGGACAACCAGATTCGCTTGGTTGTGAATTATTTCGTTGACGCAAAGCTTCGCGGAGACCGCATTGCTGCTGCTATCTTCGAGTAGTATTCAGGAGGGAACTGATATGTACATACCTCTTGAACTAGCGAAGAAACACCTCAACCTTGAGGCGGATTACACAGCCGACGATGAGTACATTCTTGCACTTATTGATTCGGCAGAGCAGGCGGTGAGGGTACATGTCAACGAAGACCTCGAAAGTATTGCGGAAAAGAATGGGGGTTGCATTCCAACCCCCCTTTTCCAAGCAATGCTCCTAATGATAGGAAACCTTTATCAGAATAGGGAGATAGTTGCTAACAAAACAACCCCGCTCCCGTTCGCATACCAATACTTAATAGACCTTTACAGAAACTACAACAACTAATGATATTCGCAGGCAAACTCACAGAAACCCTCTCAATTTTCAAGGTTGAGGAAACACAGGGCAGGACGGGCTACAAAGGCACGACAGAGGAGTTCATTTGCAATGTCTTAGCGGAAAGGTTGAAGAACAAGGAATATTATGGCGTTGACGCGAATGAACTCTTTCATGACTTGGAACTGACATTCAGACTCAGGAACAGAAAGGAACTGATTGAGACTTCAATCATAAAATACAACGACGAACGATACAGGGTGAACTCGATAGACAGATACCCAAGGGATAATGAAATGGTGATAAAAATAATGAAGATAAATGAGTAAGTGCAAGAACGGAGCATACCTCAAATGGTGGGTTGGAATTGACATTCGGGAGATATTGCTCGGAAATGAGGACATAGTTGAACTGACTGACAGCGACATTTACCCTATTGTTGCACCTGAAGGGACACTCGGAAATATCATTGTTTATCGCCGGATCAAATACCAAAGGGAATATGGCAAAATGGGGTTAATGGACGATGTTGCGAGGATTGAAATAGTCGCAGTCGCGGATTCCTATGAAGAAAGCGTTTCACTTGCAGCCCTGATTGACGATACCCTTACCGGAACTCATATAAACAGTGAGAACTCGCTGAAATATTCACTTGAATTTTCGCTGTTCGATAGTGAGGAAACTTTCGAGGACAACAAATATGTACAGACCCTCATTTTTGAAGTAAAATAATAACAAAGAATAAAACGAACTTAAACTATGGCATGGAATGTTGCAAATGACCTTATAAAAGGCGATTCCCTTCTCCTCTACCTTGTTAGCGGGAGCTCAAACGAAGTGTTGGCTTATGCTACCTCTTGCTCTGTTCAGATTGATTCAGAGTCCATAGACACATCATCCAAATTTTCGTGCAAATGGAACTCAGTAATGGGAGGTAGGGCTTCCTACACTATCAACGCTGACGCGCTCTACACAAACGCAAGTTCTGCAAGTGCGAACAACGCAGTATCTTTTGATGTCCTTATGGACCTCATGGTTCTCGGCAACCCTGTGAATTGGGTTATCGGACAGGAAGCCGCTTTCAGCGGAAGCTGCGAGAACAACCCGCACACTCTCGATTCAAGCAAACCTCACTACACAGGTTCCGCTTCAATTACTTCCCTCAGTTTGGAAGCTGGGAATAACGAGATCGCAACTTGTTCTATCACTATGAGCGGCAACGGCCCTATTGAGAAGGCATAACCAACTCTCAGGACTAAAATTAAAAAAGAGGATCCCTCCCCCCAAGGATCCTCTTTTTTTGTCTGCGACAGCCAATCCTTTTCTCTAAAAAAGATATGTGGCCTTTCAAGAAGAAAGAACAGAAGGAAAATAATGAGTTGAAATCCATATTGTCCATTCTGCAGAAGCGGGAAGAAACAGAGATAAGATTATCTGTAAGGGCATTGGTAATGTATGAGTCGTTGTCTGGCAAACCTTTTTCTTCGGTAAAGAATAATCAGGAAGACATGCTCAGGTTGATGTATTGTGCGTTTGTCTGTTCAACGGGTTTTGAGATAAGTCTCGGAGCATTCCAAGAAATGCTTGAGGACGGTAAATTCGCAAACAGGTTGGGCGGCGATTTAAAACGGCTGCAATCATTTTCGGAACAGTTCAATAACAATGAACAGAGCGGGAGCACTGAACAGGGAAACGCCGAGATATCAATTACAGAAATGGTTGACAAACTCATTTTTGAATATCATGTCAATGCAGAATATGTGCTTGAAAAAATGCAGTTATGGGAACTCAATCACTTTATGAAAGGTGCGGAGGACAGATACAAGGACAGGATGGAAGAACAAAGGATGTGGACTTACCTTCAAGTCGCACCGCAGATTGATCTTAAAAAATGCAACAGCCCTGAAAAACTCCTTCCGTTCCCCTGGTCCAAGGAAGAAAACAAAAAGAGAAAGGAGAAAGAACTTGCGGCGGAAGCCACCCGTGCGAAAGCCACAATCGGAATGAAACTTAACCTCAACCATCAAAAAGAAGAAGGAAATGGCTAACGGAGAATTTACAATGACACTCGACGAGGCCGATTACAGGCATGTTCAGGAACAATTGTCGAAAATGTCAGAACTTGAAAAAATGGCTGCAATCCAAAAGGCATTGCAGGAGGGTGTCAATGTCATTGTCAAACAGGGCAAAAGGAATCTAAAAAACAGATTGTCCAAGGATCCGGTGAATATGTCAAGAAGAACCGGCCGGCTTGAACGTTCTATGGGATATAGGACGAACAAGCGGAAAATGAAGGCATATGGCGGTTTCAGACGCCCCGGTGGTGCTGCCGCTCACCTTGTGGACAGGGGTACTGAAAAGAGATGGACGAAAAAAGGTGCTTACAGGGGTTCCGTCTCAAAGGGCTCGCCGAATACAGGAAACAGGTTCTGGACGGACGCATTCGACGCCAAGAAAAATGAAGCGATGAGGGAGCTAATGGACAGTATCAGGGCAACATTACAGAAATTGGGGAAATAATTGTATATTTATTATGCCGGGTGCATCTCGGTATGGGTTTATAAATGCTATCTCTTGATCGGAGCGGACTTAACAGTTTGCTCCGATTTTTTTCTGTCATACCCAAAAAGCCCTTTTGATTAAAAAAAGATTACATGGCGCAGGGCTTAAGTATGAAAGTACTGTTGCAATTGCAAAAGCAACAGTTCGACAAAGGAATAGCTTCGGTTAAGCAATCCATAGCGGGACTTGGTAGCACTATCAAGTCTGTGGCAGGCATGATCGTCGGCGGTCTCGGCCTGAATGCCCTTATTGGACAATTCAAGGACGCAGCACAGCAAATGTCTGTCATGAAGGCAACAATGGAAAATGTCTCGAACGGATATAGGGAGTATGCCGAAAACATGGAGTTCATTAAAAGGATTTCAAACGAGTATGGGCAGGATTTGGTTTCTTTGGGTAATGGATTTGCAAAATTCCATGCGGCTGCTAAGCAGACGAACCTTTCTCTGGATCAACAGAGGGATATTTATGAGGCACTTACCAGAGCGGCGGGTGCATATCACCTCTCTGCCGATCAGACTTCCAATGTTATGCTCGCTGTGGAGCAAATGCTATCTAAAGGCAAGGTGACGGCTGAAGAGTTGAGGCGTCAGTTGGGTAATGCTTTGCCGGGTGCTTTCAACCTTATGGCACAGGCGGCGGAAATGGCCAATGTTACTGTAAATGGAACCACAGCCGAACTCGAAGCGGCAATGAAAGCCGGCAAGGTTATGTCGGAGGATGTGCTCCCGCACTTCGCTCAAGTCCTTAATGCAACTACACAGGCAGCAAACTTTGATTCGCTCCAATCTTCACTTAATAGGTTTAAGAATGCTTGGGCGTCTTTCGTCGATAACAGCGGTTTCGAGGGTGCTTTCAAGGGACTTGTTGATGTTGGCACGAGGGCTTTGAACACCCTGTCAGAAAATACAAATGCGTTCAAGAGACTGCTTATCAGCGGTCTTGGAGGCGCACTTGCTTGGGTGGGCACGAATGGTTTCAGGAAACTACTGGCAGAGGGCGAGAAAAACCTTCCGCCGATTGTGAAAGATATTAGAGGCATAACAAATGGGCTCAACGAGACGGATTCAGCAATCAAAAAGGTTGAGTCGGAATTCAATGCGTTAAAGAGTTCTTCAAAGGCAACGCACACAGGACTTATCGGAAAGGAAGATATTCAATACATCCAAAACCTTTCAAAAGAGGAAGAAAAACTGCTAAAAAAAGTTACCGCAAGAGGACATCAGGTTGAGATTGAGCAATCAAGATATGATGCGTTAGTCAGACTTGATAATAAGCGGAACGACCTTTTGAAGCAGAGGGGTGAGTTGATGGGGAAACTTGCCCAATATGATGAGTCAGCAATAACCGGCGCGAAAAAGGTAAATGTCGCTTTGGAAGGTGCAAAATCTATCGGAAAGGCATTCTTGTCAACGATAGGTGGTATTGCCCTCAATATGGCGGCTGCATTCTCTGTTGCCCTTATTATCAATTGGATTTCACATATTGTTCAGGCAGCAAATGAAGCAAAGCGTCTGAAGAATATGGTTAAGGACACACAGGCGGAAGCGGAGAAAGCCGCAGGTGTTGTCAATGAGCAAATCGGTAGAATGAATGTCCTTGAAAGAATTGTCAGGGACACAAACAATTCTGAAGAATTAAGGAAACGGGCATTGAAAGAGATAAACAGATTGCTCGGTAATCAGAAATTCGCCCTTGACGACATTAAGAATACCGCCGATGATGTCTCTATTGCTATCATTAAATGGAAAACAAACATTACCAATGCAGCAAGGGCTTCCGCATATTTCTCAAAGATCCAGGAACTTGAAGCAAGGAAGATAGACCTTGAAACAAAGAGAAATGAAATAACAAGCAATCCGAACTATGTTGAGAAAGGTGTTGCGAGTTTTGGCGGAGGAAATGCAGGATACACCCAAACTGTTGAAACTCTCACAAAAGAGGGCGCTGCAGTTGCAGGATACAACAAGGAGATAAATGCCCTTGATGCGTCAATCAACAATCTCCTCGATACAATGAAAAGGGAGGGGCTGAATAACCCTTTCTCTGATGGTCCAGACAGCGAGGATATAGACAGCGCTAAAGCAATCAGAACCGCTCTCGATAATTACAATGGTTCTCTCGCGGACCTTGACAAGAAGTTAAAGAACGGCTCAATATCCACCAAGAAATACAACAGGGATGTCAATAAGCTCAGGGAAGATACCCTGAAATCAATCCAGAAGTATGACGATTGGGAGGATGTGGTTGAAAGTCTCGGAGATAAGTATGAGAAACTTGCGGGGCAGTTGCAGAGGACTTCCAACTATACAACAAAAACTCCTATCAATGAGTTGAAGGAAGACCTTGAAAAGTTCAAGAAGGAAAAGGATTCGCTTGACAATACCCTGAAGTCCGGTAAAATGAGTGGCGAGGAATATGCCAATGCCCTTGAAAGTCTGGTAAACAAGTACAAGGACAGCATTTTCGGTATGGACGATCTGGCCGGGAAACTTGAACAACTCGGACAGAAATACAAGGATATTGTTGCCGAGATAACCGCTGACATTGAGGATATCAAGCTGTGGGGCGATATCGACGAGCAAATCAAGGAGAACGACAAACTTCTTGAAAGGGAGATGGACAAGTCGCTTGACAAGATCCAGAAATATTTCGAGAAGTCTGCCGAGATTATGGCGGGTGGAATCCCGAATAAAAAGAAGAAAGAGAGCGGTTTCTTCGCCTACAAGGACGGGCTTGATACATCTCTGCGCGGATATGCAAAAGACGCACAGGATTATGTCAAACAGCTCGAAAATATAAAAAACAAAATCCTTGAACTGAAAAAATATGGAACCCTTGATCCTCAAATGCAAAAAATGCTTGATGAGGTTATCGAGAAACTGAGGGTTGCAAAGAATGAGGCGGGGGCACTCAGCGACGCGGCTAATTTTGCGGAACTAATTCAGGATATCAAGAAACTGAAAAAGGAGTTGTCCTCTGAAACTTGGGAAGTGTGGTCGGAAGGCATTGTCGGTGCGCTTGGCAGGATTAGTTCGGCAATGCAGTCATTGAATGAGGCGTTCGATGGTGAGTTGTTTGATGATAAATTCTTGGAGGAAGTAGGCAAACTGTTGAGTGCATTGGACAGTCTGAACACTGTCGTTGAAACCATAAACGGTACATTCAAATTGTTTAACACAGTTATTGAGAACAACAGGAAATACCAAGAAGCACTGACAGCAATGACAACACTGCAGTCAGGGGCTAAAACGAAAGCACTTGCTGCGGAAGTGGTTGCAGAAAAGACTTCGCAGGCGGCGACGATTTCCGCTGAATCGGCAAAACAGACGGCAATAGGTACGACAACGACCGCTTTGGCGGGACAGGCGGTTGCCGGGGCCGCAAGTTCTCAGGCGTCCATACCTTATGTGGGCCCTATCCTTGCTGCGGCTGCAGTTGCAGGTATCGTCGCTTTGTTGGCTGCGAACATGTCAAAATTTGCTAACGGTGGTATCGTCGGCGGAAATAAAACGCAAGGCGACAAAAATGTTGTCAGGGCGAACTCCGGCGAGATGATTTTGAACAAGGCGCAACAGGGCAATCTTTGGAGCATTATCAACGGCAAGGGTGGACTTGGCGGAAATGTCGAGTTCAAAATCAGAGGCGAGGATCTGGTAGGAACAATAAACAATCATAACAGTCGCAGAAGGGGTTGGTAATAGCCAACTCCTTTTTTCTTTATTAAGTCATACAGAAAGGTATCTTTTATAGGAAAGAAACATTTTATGGCAAATTATCGTGGCTATTTCAGAGCGTTCGACAGACTTGATGAGGAAAATGCTACCGGAAACCTTTATTCCGTCCATATAGGCACTTTCTCTGCCTCTACCTATACAGAGGTACTTATGGCTGGGGATGAACCATTTGTCGTCCGTTATGAGACAAATGCAACCCCTTTTGATCCGGTTCGAACCTCAACTGCAACAATATCCATTGTTCATAATTCATATCTCGAGGATATCCTCCCTTCCAAGGTGAAGGAAACCCCGATTTATCTGTATAACGAGACGGACAGGAGAACCGAGTGGATGGGCTACCTGACACCGAAGGAATATTCACAGAACTATACAGAGGAATATGAGACAGTCCAGCTTGAAGCCGTTGACTGTGTATCCGTGCTGCAGCAGATTGACTACATTGCCCAATCAGGGGACAATGAAAAGAAGGGTATAGTTTCGCTTTCGTCCATTCTTGGTAAAATTTGCGACGACTGCGGCCTCCTGTCAGGTTTTTATTGGACCCGTTCAAAATATTTGGGGAATACTGTGGCACTCCCCGGAGTGTTCAGGATCAGTGAACAGAATTTTTATTCATCGGATACCGATGAACCTTGGACGCAGTATGATATCCTGTCAGAGATATGCCGGTATTTCGGTTTCACTGCAATGCAGTGGAACGGCGCCCTCGTGCTGTGCGATTACCGCTATATGGCTTCAAACAGCGACATATATGCCACTTGGTACTCGAAGTCAAGCGGATATGCTCAGGGCTCGGCGACGCACATTGGCGGCAGTTTTACAGCCAATCAGGAGGCGGTGAGAAGTGCCAATGCAAGCATTTCATTCGAACCGATATTCAACAAAATCGTCGTCAAGGACAATATGTATTCTGCGGAGTCAATAATCCCGAAAATATTTGACGATGAGTATCTGACAAACAGGATTGATCCGGATAATTTTTATGAGGCATATGTCGTCAGTATTCCAAGTGAGCATGTGCCCACTTACCCTTGGGGCAGTAAATGGTACACCTTGTGGCACGACCAATATTACAAGAAGGATCAGATAGTCCGCGATGAGGGAACGGACTCGGAGCGGAAATCAACGGACAACGATTACAAATACTACCACCGCCCATATACACACAAGTATTGGAAATCGCGGTACAATCAGGTACTCAGCGACGGGACGGGGAGACAGTCGGATCTTGCGGTCCCCGGCGGAACTATTTTGGATCAAGGCGTTGTAAGGAACAGGTATATCAGTCAGTATGGGCAATATATCACACCTTCAAAGCTTGACTACACAAGATATGTCTGCATATCACAGCAGAACGTCGGGACGACGCCTGTTGAAATAGCTGATGCTGGATGGCAGATTGCGGACCAGGTTTATTATCCGGTGCTCAGTCTCACAGGATACACAAATACCTGCCCGATTACTTCAAATTCATTCCTTGTCCTCAACTGTCGTGCAATATTCGAAAAATACTCTGACAGGCCATATATCAATCCAGATTGGCTCAATGAGGGTGTAAAGATTGGTGGGTGGAATGTCCATAGTTCCATTTGGGGCGACGGGTTCCTCAACTTCAGGTTAAAAATAGGGAACAAATATTGGAACGGTGTAAGGTGGGGCACGACAGCGACAATGTTCTCTGTGGCACTTGAAGATGATGACAAGGGATATGGCTTCATCAACAAGGAAAGAGGCGTCCTGAACAGGATTGGGTATGAACTTGGAATCAACGAGGATGGGTATCTCATTCCCCTCAGCGGTGTTGACCCGCTTGGTGAGATTAGTTTCGATATCTGCCTTCCGTCCATTCAGTTCTGGTATGATGGGGAAAACATTTATAACGGCTATTGCTGGCTGAAAGATTTCGACTTGAAAGTGGTTCAGGCCGGGCAAGGCGAGGATTCTTCCGAGGGAGACATTGTTTATGAGAATGAGGTTCCGTCGGGAGATACTTTCGCAAACTCTTTCCAAGAAATCACACTCAAACTCACTACAATGACCGAAAAGACAACACCGTCCTACTCCAATGTCATGTATGTTTCCGGCGGCACCACATATGCCCTCGAAACTATCATGGAAATCGGAGGAAGCGGTGCCATGAAGCCGGAGGAGAATATTATCGAAAAATACTACAACCAGTATTCAACACAGACAAAGAAAATAACTATGGACTTGGAGTATCAGGGGCTTACCCCTATGTCAAAGATAATCGGGATTGATGTTGCGGAACCCGAAAGCGGATTTGTCATTCTTGGTACCTCGATCGACTACAAATACTCCAAGCAAACAATTACCTGTATAAATCTCAAATAAATATGGCATTGGATTTTATCAACTATAAAGTAGCCCCGGAGGGGAGGAATAAATATGGGAATTATTTTTCGTCGGAGAATGTCACCCTGAAAGTCACAAAGACTACATATGGCGGCAATTCAACGACGGAAGACCTCGGCGGAGGTGAGAATGGCGGAAACAACCCGCAGCAGCAGTCATATTATATGTTCCTCCAAAATTCGCAGGGGAATTTCAACGGCGGAGAGGTGGCTCTCATGCCGCAGACCGCGACGACGCAGGTAATCGCCTATGTCGGGACTGAGGGTGCCCCTGTGTTCATTGGAAACCCTACTTTGACAGGGACTTCAGAGGAAGATGGTTCTGTGATTGATGCGAATGTCAATTACAGCATTTCAGGTATTCCAGAGTCCGGTATCACTGTGAGTGTGATTGGCAACGGGACGACGGGAACCACACTTCAGGTGGTGGTGGACAGTGCTGCACCTTCAACGGGAACACTCACCATACCCTGCAATATGCCGCTGAACGCCGAAGTCGGAATGGGCGACGATATTGTGTGTTGGAACACCCTCTCTGAGACGAACAGTCTTTTCTCCCTCGCACTTGAATGGAAATGGAACATATCAAGCAATGCGACGAGCGTCTATACATTGGATTTGTCCAACGAGATTGCAGGTGTGAACTGCGACGGTGAAGGGAATATCATTCCCGGTGCCATAATGCCGCAATGCCGTGCAACGCTTTATTTCGGTACGGATCCGGTGGATAGCGGGGTGACTTATTCAAGGAGTATCAACAATGAATACCATGTCCCTGAAACCTCGGTGACAATCAATCCGACGACAGGCGAACTGACGATTACAAGCGGGCTTTCGTTTGAAGGGACCACACTTGCGATTGTGATTATGGCACATATTTCGGGACGGCTTGTCGGAGTGAAGACATTCAACATAGTGAAGAACCTTCCGGGCGAGAACGGCGAACCGGCAACGACAAGATGGCTTGTCCTTTCTGCTGATCAAGTGGTTTATGATCCTAACAACATTACAACGGCGCCTGAACGGATTGTTGCGAAATGTTGGAAACAGGAGGGCGGCAATGCGCCTGTCGAGGACAGCGCAACCACAATCTATTGGAAATATGACAACGAGAACTCTTGGACGGAGTACACCGGTCCGGTAACCAACATAAATGTTTCTGCGGGATATATTGAGTTCGCCCTCCTTAACGGCAGTGGAACTGCCTATGAGCACGAAACAGTCCCTATCCTCAAAAATGGAACGAACGGAACGGGAAGTTCCCCTTACAGGCTTGATCTGAGTAACCAGAGTGCAAGTATCAACTGCAACAGTGGAGGAACAATCCTTTCGGGGGCAATCCGTCCTGAATGCACCGCGACGCTGTATTATGGCGAGAACCCGGTAACAGGTGTGACTTATTCAATCGAGATACCTGCAAGATACAGGGCGAGTGGTATCACTATTTCAGGTTCGACTGGCGTGCTTCATTTCAACACCTCCGCCGAAACACCCGCACTCTCTTGGAGCGGAAGCCCGCTGCAGATTACAGTAAGTGCGACAGTCGGCGGCACCCTGCGGGGAAGGGCTGTTATGAATGTAGCAAAGAACCTTCCCGGCGCTGACGGAGCGGCGGCTGTGAGCTATTGGCTCGCACCTTCAGCCGACGCCATCCATGTGTCCTATGTGCAGGGAGACAAGGTGGCAAGTCCTTCAACTATCACCTGCAAGGCATATAAGCAGGTCGGCGAGGACGCCCCTGTTGAAATACTTTCAGCCGATACTCCCTACATTTATTGGGGCTACAACACCGACAGCCCGAGCACGAGATATACCGGCCAGACTATAACCATTGATGCAACCAAGAGTTATCTCTGCTTCCAATTGTACCGCAACGGTACCCAATATGACATTGAGACTATTCCTATCCTATGCGACGGACAGGACGGAGAAAGTGTTCAGGGACGGCAGGGCGCGGCAGTAAGAGGTCCTTATGATTGGTACAGCGGGCAGACAACCACACAGAGGAGATATTGCAATGGCGAAGGACCTTTGGAGAGCGACAAGGACTTCATTGACATTATGCTCAAGGACGGTGTGTATTACAGGTGCACCACCTCATACTATGGCTCCAGCAACGACGATTGGGACGATGTGAAAGGAAATTGGACTGCTTCCGACGCTCCGTACAATTTCGTCGCCACTCAATTGCTCCTTGCTCAGAATGCAAAAATATTCTTCCTGACAGGCAATGAGTTGTATCTTATGGACGCCAACGGCAACATAACGGGTGGTGCTGCGGCAGGCTCTGGAATTACTTTCTGGGCTGGTTCCTCGATACCGAGCGAAGGAAATTTCAGGGTTGATTACCAAGGAAACATTTTTGCGAACAGCGGTATATTCAGGGGGTATATCCAAATGCCTTACACAAAAATAACCGAACTCAACCACACCGGCACAACCTATCAAGCCGATGACAGGGCTTACCTTGTCGCCCTTGGATCCTCTACCGAAATAACCGACGCAAACAAGAAGACCCTCAGGCTTCCTGCGGCTTCTTCGAGATTGAACGGGTTCACCTATGAAATATTGGTTGAACCCATGCCGAGAACAAGGAGCGGCAGTTATACCGACAGTCTGGATTTGACGGTACAAGGCGGCGATACAATCTATTGCTATGCCTTCAACGAGCCAACATACAGCGACCATTTTATGCTTGATGGCGGGCAGTACAAGATTGTCTGCATTCCCGGTGCCGGTACAACATACAGGTGGGTTATCACAAATGTCACCGGCGGACTTTGGGTTGATCATAATGGTTGGACTTACATGTCAACCCTGCTCGGACAATCGACAATGGAGTGGGGCATGATAAACAAAATAGTCACCTATCCTGCAGGTGGAACAAGGCCAGGTTCATCCGACAACGCAATGTATGTAGAAAAATAATTAAAAAAATGTGTATAGATAAAATTAAAAAAATGATCCACATTGGAGTTTCAAAAATAACTGAACTGTTTATGGGCTCTACCGAGAACCCGAACATATATGTAGGTGATTACCATACATATCCTGAAGGACAGGTGCAAGTCTATCTCAACCTGTCTCCAACAACGGTCCAACCTTGGAACGGCTACTACAGGACAGGCACCATTACAGTAGATACAAATGCTTCAAGTTGGAGCGTCGTTGCGGAGAGCACGCCTTCTGGAAACTACTTCACTGCCGTCAAAACAAATGATGCAACAATCACTTGGACAATGCAGGAGAACTCAGGCATAACTTCAAGGGTTGGTTTTGTGACAGTCACCGCGGGTTCAGTGACGGCACAGACAACGGTTTATCAGAACGCAGGATATTATATCTACATCGACAACACAAGTCCTGCAGTCGTCAACAGCGGAGCAACCACTTTGGCTGTCTCTGTTTGGTCAAGGTATGGCAACACCGCAGTACCTGTTTCTTATCAGATTACAGGCAGCGATTGGGTGAGATATACTTCAATGAACGACGCCGGCAGTGGACACTATATCTACAATTTTGCGATCGACGCCAACACCGACACACAGGCAAGGTACAACGGCATTACCTTCACACAGACACAGGGCAGTTCAAGCCCTTACAAGTCTGCCTCAATCGGCATTACACAACAGGCAAAGCACGTCCCTGTCGAAATCAGCGGTTTCACCGAATATGCCTCCTATGGCGAGTGGAAGGTTGGAACCATTTGCACCGGAACGGGCACGACGGTGCCGAGTGGAAGCACTTATTATTCAAATGGTATTGTGGTAGTGAAAGAAACACCGGTTACCAAAGACAGTTTGGTCGAAATGAATCTGTTGGCTTGGCAGTGGATGGCACCTGTCACCGGCGCGACGCCACAGTCCTACAGCGAAACAGGTGTTTCATTCACAGTCGCATCCGGCTCGACGCTCACACTTACACCTTATGGGTTCGACGAGAGTATTACATATTATGGGGCTTGGGTAAAGTCACCTTCGCAGAATGCACTCTCACCTCGCCCGAACATGCAGATAAACCAGATTACCGGTTTCAAGGTGACGCCAACGACGACATAACAAATTACACTTTAACCCTGTTTTCAGGGGATAACACATAACATAATATAGCCCGGCTGCAATTTGCGCACGCGACAGGTAAAGCTGTCAACAAAGCGGTAACAACAGTATTTTTGGGGTACAGCGGGCTTTATTTACTTAATCGGGGGTGGCGTACAAAACCACCCCTTTTGTTAAAAAGGGAATACTATGAAAAATTCAACTATAGTTTTATTTATCATTTGGATTGCTTTGGCAATTGTTGATATCGTTGCCTTATTCACCAACGTGCCGCTTGCTTTCGGCATTGCGTTCGCCTGCTTGAACGCTACTGTAATTCTCGGCTCAATCCCGCTGTTCATTCAGGAAATTAAAGACAGGAAATATCAAAAGTATTTGAAAGAGGAACCTGAAAATGAGCTGTAATTGTGGAAATACCAAAGCACTGATGGAAAAATACCGGGGTTTTGTTACACCGGTAAAAAAGGTTGATCCGGAAAAGGAAGCGATAAAAAAGTTAAAAGAACGGGAAAAGAAATGAGTGGAAATTTAAAGAAGCACTATCTAATAGCTTTTTGGACTACATTGGTTATTTCAATAGCGTTGCTTGTCGGCGGCTTCTTTGCTCCACCGCAGGGAGAGATTGACGGATCTATCTTGGAGGCAACCGGAATTATGTTCCTCTGGCCGGCTCTCGCGTTCGGGGCAAAAGCCCTTGAAGAAAACAACAAAGTAAAAATTCAGCATGGCTCTACCACTATACAGATAGGACAGGACGAATTGGAGGAAGTAGAAAATGAGGAAACCGAAACGCTTTAATCTTGAAGAATTTTTGACAAGTTCAACCGCAAGGCAGAAATCAATTGAGAACCTGCCTTCTTGGGATATAGTGGAGCACTTGAGAGAGCTGGCTCTATTCCTTGACGATCTTAGAGAGGCATGGGGCTCCGGTATTAAAATCACAAGCGGGTTCCGCAATGACGCATTAAATTCAAAAGTCGGCGGGGTTGAAAACAGTATCCATAGAATCGGTTTCGCTGCCGATATTTACCCGTCCAATGGAAAATTCGAAGAATTCAAAAGGTTTGTTAAAAATTGGATCAAAGACAAGGATTTCGATCAATGTATTCTTGAAAAGAAAGGAAAATCTCAATGGATACATATTGGCCTCTACAATAATTCAGGACAACAAAGGCATAATATTTTTAGTCTCAACTCAGCATAATTATTTGCGATCAAGCCGATATTTATTAGAAAAAAATCATGAAAAAAACAGCATTATTATTTTGCGGCTTGCTATCGTTAGTTTTTACCGGCTGCAAAACCATTCAGTATGTTCCGGTTGAAAAAACCGAATATGTTTCCGTGCACGACACAACCTATTTGCATCGAACGGATACATTGGTTCAAGTCCCACAGGCGAGTATTGCGGACTTCATTGATATCGCAGACACTCTGAAACTGACGGGAACCCATAGTTCGGCGACCGCATGGGTCGATACAACGCACAACGTGCTTGCGGGGAAATTGGTACAAGGTGGCAAACTGCCTGTTCAGATAGTGGAAAGGGAAAGGGTGGTGTACAGGGACAGCATAACCACCAAGGAAATCCCCGTGCCGGTAGAAGTAGAAAAGATTGTCAAAGTTGTGCCCCTGTTCTACAAGATATTCTCCGTCATTGGTCTTGCGTTGGTTTTCGGAGTGGCTATCTATCTTGGAATGAAGTTTCTCTAAAATTGCATTAGATCGGGGCGATTTCGTGCATTTGGATATCGGTTCGCATCTGAACGGCTGTAAATTTCCATTCTTTGCTGTTTCCGGGGCTCACCAGCGAACTCAAATAAAAAAGGTGGAGTGTTCCTCCACCTTGATTGCGATCGTCGCCCAGAAAGGATTTTTTATTCTTCGGATTTTTTGTTCCGTCCCCGGTTCTCCGCACTGCCGTCCTCGCGGATACCGACGATTTTGAACATAGTGTTGAACTGTTCCTGTGTGATGGTGATTTTCTTCACTGTCTGTCTGTCGATAAGCAGGTCCGCACAGAGGTTGATAATACTGCCGAGCGGAAGGGTATTGAGATATTCAATTGCTTCCTCCCTGTTCTTGAATGCTGTCTTTGCCATAGTCGTTTATTTTTTGCAAATGTAGGGATCAATTTAGAAAAATGCAAATTATATTTTATAAAAAATCTCTCATGCGTGCGCGCGGAGATCATGATCTTACTAGATCTTAGAAATAAAGAGTACTTAAGAGCTTATAAAAAATATAATTATATAAAACATTCTAGTGGTCAAAGAAATATATTTCTAGAAATATTTCCGCGTGCACGCGCACGCGAGGCGTTGAGTTCCCATAGCCCCCCACTAGGGTCCGCTTCGCTAACGCTTCGCGTCGGTACTATTTTTTATTTCACTTCACTTTTTTCAAGGAATTGTATATTTATTAAAGAAGGAGTACTCATGTGGGTTAAAAAGAAAAAGCGAGGGGAACCAAGAACACTGTCGATATGGTATTACAACAGGCCATTCAAGGAATCGGGGGTTAAAAGAAGCATGGCAAGTGTGGACGACAGGGGGGTAATGGAGATTTATTTCAACACCAAGCCGGGAGTATTTGTGAATGAGAGTGCGAGCGGGAAGGAAATAGGATGGGCTCTCAAATCTGAGTTTGGGGTTGACAGGTTCATATGCGATGTAAAGGCGGACGGGGATTCATATGCAAGGGTTGGGTTTTATTGCAGGGTTGAGAGCGTTCCGGATCCGGAAGTAATGGAAAAGGTACCAAGTGTTATCGATGAGAACTTTGTTGAGGCAATGCTTGACAGGTGGGATGCTAAAACCGGGGAATATCAAGGGAAATGGTCGTTCTCGGAGTTCAGTTGCGATGAGAGGGCAAGGATTAAAATGCTGTTGAGGAAAGACCCGCGGCTCAAAAGCGTTCTTGGAAGCAAGTGGCGTCTTTCGCTATAAAGTTTTCTTCTTCTAAACAGCCCCGTCGGGTGGGTACAGGAACCCGAAAGCAGCGAAGTCCCTCCGGTAATAGGGCCGGAGGGGTTGGCCGCTGTCAGACAACTAAAATGTTCTTAATAAAAATGGAAACTATGGAGACAAATTCATATAAAAAGAAAGCCGAAAGGCAAACAAAGGCGTTTATGAAGTCGGCAAGGTTGTTTCTCGCAACCAAACTGACGGGCAAGCAGGACGGAGAAATCCCCCCTGAGTTCGAACTGAACCTGATATTGCTGGAGTCCTACTACAAGCAGTTCATTCTTCTTAACCTGCAAATTGACGATATGGACTCTATCGTTATGCAGGGCAAATATGGACCTCAAGTCAGTCCGTTATGTTCGGCGAGGGACAAGGCATGCTGCAGGTTGGAAAGTCTAATGAAATCAATGGGACTCACTTTGAAGTCAGGACAGCAAATGGGTGCGACGGAAATCAAGAAAGAAGAAAGTCCGTTGGACCTCTATCTAAAATCACAGAACCAAAAAATCGAGAAGCGTTAGGATGGAGAAAAGGAAGGACATAGAGGGTTACATTTTCTGTCACAAGCTGGTTCCCTATGGCGTTTGGGACAACAAACTCTACACACCTCTTGAAGTGGGGGCGGCTTTAAGGGAACCGTTGTTTGAACTCAGGGACAACACAGGCGAAAACATTTCCGCTCTCAATGTGTTTTATGCGGAGAACACAGGGTCTTATTGGATCTGGAAACACCATTCAAAGGAAGCGAAGTATATCCTGCAGTGCCAATATCGCCGCCGCCTTGAATTTGACGAAGATTTGGATTTCTGTCAATTTTTCAAGGATTATGATGTTATCGTCGCCTCGCCGCTCATGCTTTTGAACACACCGATTTATCAGCAGTATGCAAACTGCCACAGCGAGGAAGATATCAGGTTGGTTGAGGAAATAATCAAGGAGAAATTCCCAGAGTACAGCGAAAGTTTTGAACGCTATATCAAGTTCGGTTCTTTCCTGTTCTATTCAAATGGCTTTGTTATGCGGTCGGAAGATTATGATCGCTATGCAGAATGGCTGTTTGCAATTCTTGACGAGTTCAGGTACAGGAAAGGTTGGGATACAGAGGAGCGGATATTGGCTGATATCTCAACGGAAATCAAAAGGAAGAAAAGACCCGGCACAAGGGGTGCACGATATCAGGCGCAGTTGGGCGGTTTCCTGTCTGAAAGGTTGCTTACCCTGTACATACTCCACAATTTCGACAAGAAAAGGATAATGTGCAGGGACTACAAGAAATTCGAGGAGGGGCTGTAAATGGCAAAGTATTCCGAGGTTGAAAAAATCACATTGAAAAATGCGTTCAAGAACATGCTTGAAGAAGGGCGCACACATTTTACCGCAGAAACAGCGGAATTGTTCGGATTGGGTGAATTGGATCCGAAGGTACAAAGGAAAAGGTTTTACATTTCAATAATTGAGGAAAAAATGGTCGAGTTTCGGTGAAAGGGTATTATCAATATATCGAGGATGTAAGAAGTGGAAGGATAAAGACATCGCAGTATATCAGGCAGGCGGTTGAAAGGTTGGAAGGTTTCAAAGTCCGCCCTGATATGTATTTCGACGAAGAAGAGGTCCAGAGGTGTTTCGATTTCATAAGTTATATGAAAGAATGGAGCGGGGTTGCTGCAGGAAAAAGCGGTGCCCTTTTGCCATTTCAGAAATGGATTGTCGGCTCGGTAATCGGTATCAAGTGGAAGGCGACGGGGACGAGGGTATGCAAGGATGTGTTTATGATCGTCGCCAGAAAAAATGCAAAGACTTCGTTGATCGCAAAATTGTCAGCATATCTCATGATTGCAGACAACGAGGCGAACCCTTTCATTGGCTGCGTCGCTTCTTCAAGGGACCAGGCGAGAATTTTATTCGAGGCGGCTCAGAAATATATGAAAACTATCGACCCGAAGGGCGATGTGCTGAAACTCTATCGGAACTATATCAAGTTCCCGCAGAACGATGGCGAGTTCCATGTGTATAGTTCGGACGCTTCCAATATGGACGGATACAACTTTTCAACGGCTATCTGCGACGAGGTTCATTCATACAAGGACAATCTTCTCATTTCAGTTCTCCGTTCGTCAATGGGTGCGAGAAAACAGCCGCTCCTGATACAGATTACCACTGCAGGTTTTCTGTTGGACGGATACCCCTGTTTCGAGACATACAAGGTGGCAATCGAAGTGCTTGCCGGTGTGAAGGAAGACCCTACATTTTTCCCGTTTATCTATATGTTGGATCCGGACGACGATTGGGAAGATGAGGACAATTGGATTAAATGCAATCCCGCAATCGATGTTGTCGTTTCAAGGCAATATCTCAGGGAACAGCTGACACTCTCAAAGAATGACAGCACGCAGATAGTTCCTGTAAAGACGAAGAACTTCAACATATGGTGCAGTGCGGCGAGTGTATGGATAAAACAAGAAGATATTGCCGCCTGTATGAAGCAGAAGGTCAATGTCGAAGATTTTCAGGGATTGGTTGGATATGTAGGAGTTGACCTTGCTTCCGTCGGTGATACAACCTCAATGACGGTAATGATACCGAAGGACGGGAAATTCTATTTTAAGACATGGACTTTTGTACCGAGGGATACCTTTGTAAATAGTCCGAACCATGAACTCTATCAAAAATTCTACAATGACGGGGTACTGATTATTTCTGAAGGAAATATCACAGACTACCAACTGATAACCAATAAAATTGTCGAACTGTCTAAAATAATCCAGATAGAAGGGATTTATTATGATCAATACAATTCTTCTCAATGGGCGATCCAATGCACGGAACTCGGATTCAATATGTGCCCGTTCAGGCAGGGACTTCAATCGTTCAACAATCCTACAAAGGAACTCGAACGGCTAATCCTGTCAAGGCAGGCGGTCATTGATAAGAGCACAATGGTTCTTTGGATGTTCGGGAACACAGTGCTCAGGACAGACCATGCGTCCAATGTAAAGCCGGAGAAAGGAAAGGGTGTATCAGGAAAAATCGACGCGGTTATCACAATGATAGAAAGTTTGGGCGGGTATCTCGAAAATCCCAATGGCGGCGAGTTTGAAATATTTGTTATTTAGTTATGAGTGAGTTAGAATTATTATGGGCGGCAATAGGTTTCGCAAGTTGCGGAGCTATTACTTGGTTTATTTTTTGGGTAGTAAAAATAATAGATAGAAAAACAGGGGGTTCGATTTCAAAGGAAATTGATTCATCAATAAGATCAGCAAGGAGAAGGTTTAAAGAGGAAGCAGGGTTTCCTTGGTATCTCTTTTAAAAAAAAAACGACTGGACCCTTGCATGATTGAAAATGATCGCTACCTTTGCCATGAAAAGTTGCTTATCGGCTACCTGCAGTTTTACAAGTTATTTGCAAGTCGCTGATTATTAGGGACTAATATGAAAAGGGTGTTGGTTTCGTCCGCACCGCTTAAAGCCCTTCCAAAGCAATTTGGAGGGGCTTTTTGTTTCAAGATAGTCTTATTCCAGCCACACCGGTAGGCAATTTGGGTATTTTGTTTAACTTTGTAGCAGAACTTGCTACCAACAAAAAAAAGTTGCTACCTATGGCAAGAGAGACTTTTTCTATCAGGTTCCAGTGCAGAGAGCAGAAAAAAAATGTCTGCGGATTCTCTGCAATCGAAATGGTCATTATTATCAATGGTGACCGTACCACAATCCAACTTCCCATGCGGGTCGAGCCGGAGAAATTCAAAGAAGGTACTCCCGAAATCACCGAGTATTGTCTTGAACAAAGGAAAAGGGTTGACAGGGCACTTACTCAAATGCTGAAGGATGAGGTTGAACTCACATCGGCGAATCTCAAAACCTATCTCAAAGGCGACAAGGGTACCAAAAAAATCTATACACTCCGGATCCTGTTCGACGAATATGATTCCCTACTGAAAAAGAGATTGGGCAGGGACTTGACGAAAGACACCTATAATCGGTATGTCAAGACCGCCAAAATGTTCATGGAGTACAACGGCATTACCGACGACACCCCAGCCAAGGACATCACCCTCTCTCACCTGCTGCAGTATCAGACTTCCCTGAATGAAATTCTTGATCCGGCGACATCGTGCAACTATCTCCAAAAAATCAAGACAATCTTCAAGTATGCCTTCGAGACAGGAAAAATCCCGTCCAATCCAGCATTCGGTATGAAGATTAACAAGGGTGTCAAGCAAACAATCCTTTATCTTACACAGGACGAACTGAAGAAAATCGAGGAGCACAAGTTCGGCAAGCGTCTGCAGGAAATTGCAGATTGTTTCCTGTTCTCATGCTACACAGGGCTTTCATTCGCCGATATCGCCTCATTGGAGAAGGGCGACTTCAAAATCAACGAAATGGGCTACACATATGTAGAGAAAACCCGTCAAAAGACAGGCGTTAAGTTCCTTGCAATTCTGTTGGGCAGGGCGGAAGAAATTTTGAAGAAATATGACTATCACTTGCCGATCAAATCAAACCAAAAGTGCAACGAGTACCTGAAAGAAATACAGGCGATATGCGAAATTGACAAGCCGCTTCACTTCCATATGGCACGCCATACAGCAGCAAGCATATTGATTAACCATCGGCCGGCGATTCCTAATGAAACCATTGAGCGGATTATGGGGTGGACGGATGAACGGCAGTTGAAACACTATGCATCCATTTTCAACCAAACAGTTTTCGACGATATCCACAAGGCGTTCGGATTGCCAAAATTAGCCGTTCTGGGCGACGATCGCACCAAGGATGGGACAACACCTACCAAGGGGGCTAAAAAAACCGCAGAATCGGCTGATAACAGCGAACTCGCAAAAGCACTTCAGGATCTGAAAGACATAGATTAGACAGGGGCTCATAAAAATGGAGAAGGGACGCATCACTGCGTCCCTTTCTCTTTGAACAATTTTAGTAAAGATACTATGAAGTACCTCTATGGTGCAAAGATACAATTTTTCCCTCGGATCAAGAAAAATGCACGATTTCAACCGTCATGAAATAATGCAAGAAAACACCCCCCACCCCAAAAATGAAAGGAAAATGAGCAGGGGGCTGGAAAAATTAAGTAGTCTTTACTTGCTGTAGTTGTTGTAGCAGCCAAGTGCCTTCTTGATACACCCGGCTACAGAGTGGAAGTTGTCTTTTTTAGCGCTAACCATAGCCGCGTTAAAGTAGTTAAGCATACAAACCTCGCACTCGTTGTGTTGGTTGGCGCTTCCGTTCTTCCTGAAATCAACAGTGAGTTTCTGCAGCGTTTCAAGGATATTGGACTTATCCCGGATAATACTGGCTTGAGTATCCGCGTCAATAACATGTTTTTCGGTGGCTGTGATATTGTCAATCAGTTCAAGGATAACCTTACCGTATTCGGCAAGGATTTTTTCTGTTACAATAATCATATTCTTAAATATTTTTAGTTATTCTGTTTTAGGCGGCTAGACCTTTTATTAGTTTCTTGAGAATATCGGAAAGCACCAGTTTCACAAAACTCTCAAACCTTTCAGGGTTTTCCATTGCCTTATCTTTTCCAACATGTTCCATACACAGGTTCACAGCGTGTTTTGCAAGTGCGCGGACCTCTTCTTCAAAGTCATTGAAACCAATCAGCTCTTTTTGTGTCTGCATAAGCAGGCAAATTTGAGAACGGATTTTGTTGACAGCGATTTTCTCCGTTTCGGTAAGCGTACCAAAGCCAAAGTTCTTTTTCTTACTCATGATATTTAAATCTTTTAAAATGTAGGGGGCTTTGAAAAAACCGAGCCCCCCTGTTGTCGGTTAAACAATAAATCTTAAAATGGAAGGGGGTCTTGATAATCCTTGAAGTACTCGTTCAAGGTATCCGCAATCTTTTCCCAAGGCAGCTTGCCATAATCGGCGATATACTCCAAGGTGCTGTCGCTGTTTAAGAGCTCGTTGCAGTCGAACTGCTTTTTGTGGGTCAAATGCTCGTCGTCATTGTCAGTCCATTCCGCCATAAGTCCGTCGGCATAGGGCGTCAAATAAATCCCGTCAACGTTGTTGTACCTTGCACCCACATATCCCTGTTCAAAAATCCTGATAACCTCCTCCGAGGTAATGGTCCAATGGTAGTTTTTTTTCGAGGTTTCAGTCCCCGTTTCGCAACCCTCCGTCCCGGCAGGGTTTAAGAAAATTTTGGTATTCTTTATTTTCATGTTACAAATCTAGGAATAAAAAAATAAAAATCCAAATTTTATAAAAAATACCATAGTTTGCTTTTTATTAAAAAGCAGTCGGAATTATTAAATAAAAAGGGTGTGTATTAAATCGGGACGGATCCGACGGCTATTTTAAAATGAGTCGCCTGACTTCAAGTTCGGTTTTTATTATTATTGTAATGGTCTATAAAGTTGTCCATATTGTCATCGATAAACTTCTCCATCTTTTTCACAGTGCTGGCTGAGTAACACCCTATCCCAATGCACATGGCTCCAATGATAAAACACAGCCATACCAATCCTTCTCCCAGATATGAACGGATAATTGCTGCGGCTAGCCAAATAATGCCGGCTATTTTGTATTGTGTTGCGTTGCTCATTTCTACATAATTATTAAAAAATATTGATTATATAAATGTAAGGGTCCTTAACTCCCAATTCCTGCATTGATAATAACAATGTGGCCTCTCTTAGCCGCCAAAAAGCATTCGAGGTACAAATCCTCAATGCCGTGATTGGCCCGGCTGAAATCGCCTGTCTCGTAAATCTCCTGAACAAACCTGCAAATCTCTTTTGCGATATACCTGATGTCATTCTTCCATTCCACAACCGTTACATGGCCTTCGAAAAACGGGTAATTGACAACCAATATTGCTTTTGTGGCTCCGTTGATCCTTTCAAAAACCTTTGCCGGCTCAATTTTCTCCGTGTATTCCGTGTAATCGGCGATGTGGATGCCCCAGTCATTCAAATAATCCGCAATTTCAATTTTCTTTTCCATAATTATAATATTTTAAGGATTTTTAAAAAAGGTAAGGGCCCTATTATTTTGCCGGACCCTGAAGGCAAGGGTGTCAATATTTTTATGACATGTGTTTTTAGGCGGCCAAATAGAGCCAAGAACCGGTTTTCTCGAAGTATTTGTCCATAATGGCCCGGATCTCGTCCTCGTCCCGTTCCCGCAGGATATCGCGGATAAAGTACTCAAAGGTATCGAAACTATCCAGCCCGTCGGCAATGTCGGAGATAAGGATATATTTTGAAATGTCGTCGAAGTACCCGGCCCCGCAGAAGTCGTCCCAGTGGATATCGCAGCCCGTCAGATAATCGCATCGGTGCAGGCATTCAGAAAGCTCGTTTTCAATGTCGATGAACCGGTCCCTGATATAGTCAATGTCGTCCACAATGTCGTCAATGTCGTCCCCGCTAATGCCACCCGCATAGTCCATAATATCGGAAACAATGTTTTCAATGTTTTCGTGGGCCTCAGCCGCATATTCGAACATAGCGTTCATCTCAGATTCCATATTGAATTCATTCTCCCGGTCGATAGCGTCCTCAACCCCAAAGAAATTCATAATGAGATCCACAATGGTCCAGATAGCGTTCTGAGTGTATCTCTTGTATGGAAGATATCCAAGGGCGATTTTCTTGAATCCGAGGTGGTTTTCCCAGCGGATTTTTCCGGTCGCGTCGGCGGTGAGGCCAATCCCGATTACCAGACTAGTGGTATCCGTGCAGGTGGCTTCAGATTCAGAAACATGAAGGATAAAGGATTTTACCGGACGACTAAGATAGAGATTCTTGATCGCGTTGAAGATAGATTCGCGGACCGTTTCGGCGTCCATCCCGTTAGTCTTGATAACCTGGTTATCGCGACCGCTCATGAGATAAAGGTTCATAATGTTTTACTAAAATTGTTCAAAACAAATATATCCATTTTTTCTAAATTCCCAAAACGGATATTTTCAAGGATCAAGGATTTTTTCTATTTATATATACTTTCATATTTAGAATTGTTCCTTGTTTCTTTTGCAAATATATGAAGATTGTTTTTTGTTTCCAAATTGCAGGATCAACGATCAACATTAAATAAAAAACCGACGGAGATTTCCGCCGGCTTCATACCTTATATATAAATATAATGGTTAGTTCTTCCAAGAATTTTCCCAATAGTCATCGGGACGCTCGATCCACTCCTCCGGATCCAGATCCAACCACTCGCAAAGGGTGTCAGTATCAAACCAAAATAGATCGTTAAGCGTCGTTTCGTCGATTCCGTCCGGGTAGCAGTCCTCGAGTATCGCCTCGATGGTGTCGATTTCGTCCATGGAGAATCTGTTCTTGTTGTCTTTCGCCCCGCTCCAAAACTTGAAGCTGTTCAGGCCGGTGTCAGTCATGATTTTCATAATACCTTTACTTTTATTGTTCAATGCAAAGGTAAAGCTTTCCGACCAAACATGCAAGACTTTTTCAAAATAATTTCGCAATTTATTTTTATAAAATTGTCGCAATTATTTTTTAATACCAGATCGGTACATTGTAGAATATAAAAAAATTTCCGACAATTCCAAATGCACCCCCAAGGGCAAAGGTATAAGGGAGGCCAAAAAAGCGTTTTGAATTTCGTTTTCAGTTTTCCGATCCTGTTTTCGCTTTCTCTTTCGTTTTTGTTTTCGTTTCCGTTTTCCGTTCCTCATACCCGCCCCCACCACAGGACAAGAAGAACCAAACAAGAATAAACAAGGACTAAAGCAAACCTTCCCAATTTACCACCCCACCCAGATCCGACGCTTTCCCCGCAGCAGCAGCCCACCACACACACAAACACACATACAAACCAATTAAGCCCACTGCAGCCCATTTCAAACACTATTAAAGCCAAACACCATCACACTTTTCCAAGTTTTTGCAGCCCATTATTTCACACTTTTCCAACTCCGTTTATTTACAGTTAAATATATTAGTTATCTATTGCATTACATTAAATAAATATATTTATATCATTGATTATAAATTATTTATAGTTTTATTTTGTTTTTGCTGATTGTTTTATCTTGTTTTGTTTTGCTATCTGTTGTGAGTAGGTAAGTAGGTGAATAACAATGAGTTATGGCAGGGGGTATCGAGAAAAAAAACGGATCGACTGCCCCAAAC